ATGCGGGCGCTGACACGGCGGCGACCGCCGGGACGTTGGCGCAGCGGTATGGGGTGCCGCCGTTCTCTGTGTTGGATGGCCGACAGGCCGCGTGGTACGACCGGAAGCGCGCTTGGGTTGACTTGGGATTGCGCGGGGAGCTGGGTCGGGGCGGAGCTCTCACCGGCCGCCTCGCGGATCTCGCGGCCCGCATCCCCCGTGATCATGACAGCTGGATGGCAGGAAGTACGACGGGCACGAGCGTTTTCGATCCGGTGCTGTGTGAGTTGTTGATCCGCTGGTATTCGGTTCAGAGTGGGCGTGATCTTGATCCGTTCGCGGGCGGCAGTGCGCGCGGCCTCGTGGCCGCGCGTCTGGGGCGAGCCTATGTCGGCGTTGATCTACGCGCCGAGCAGGTGGCGGCGAACCGTGAACAGGGTTCGGACTGGTTGGCGCGCGGCCTAATCGGCGAGTGTCCGTTGTGGATCGCAGGCGATAGTCGAAATCTTGCGGACCTGGTCCCGTCCGATGCGCGATACGACCTGATGCTGACGTGCCCGCCGTATTTCGATCTTGAGGTCTATGGCGACGATCCCGCTGACCTGTCGCGCTGCGCGAACTACCCGGCATTTCTCCGCGACTACAGCGTTTGCCTTGGCGCCGCAACGGATCGCATGGCAGACAACGCTTTCGCCGCGATTGTGACCGGACCCGTCCGGGACAAGCGGGGCTATGTGCAGGATCTACCGGCCGACACGACACGGATCATGGAACGCCTGGGATGGCGCTTGTATCAGGATGCCGTTCTACTCACGCCGATGGTCACGGCCGGACTGCGCGCTAGCGGTCAGTTCGCGGTGAACCGCAAGCTTGTCCGTGTCCACCAGAACATCGGCATCTACCACCGTGGTGACATCACGGCGCTACGTAACTGGCCGCCGTGTGACGCCGTCGAGGATCCTGATAGGACGGAGGTGTCTGATGGGTAAGCGTGGACCCGCCCCGAAGCCGACCGCGTTGCGGCTGCTGGACGGCGACCGGGCTAGCCGTGTCAACACTGACGAGCCGCCCGCGCGTGTCGGCTTGCCGGTGTGTCCTGATGAGACTGACGTTGAGGTGCGCAAGGTGTGGGACTACACGTTGCGCGAGCTTTCCGTGATGGGCATCGCGTTCCCGGCTGACCGTGATTCGCTGCTGTGCTACTGCGAAGCCGTGGCGACGCACCGCCGCGCGTGCGCTGTGCTGGCAAAGTCCGCGATCCTGGTCAAGGGCTTGCACGGTGGCATGGTCCGCAACCCTGCCATTCAGATTCAGCGTGACGCCGCGATGCAGATCAGGGCGTTTGCACAGGAGTTCGGTCTGACGCCATCCGCGCGTTCCACGATCCGGGCACAGGAAGCCGGGGTGACGCGTGAGCAAGCCGACGCCGTCAACCCGTTCGCAGGCACCGGCTAAGCGCCGCGTTCGTCTGCCGTCCGCGCAACGCTTGGCGGACTTGAAGCTCTCCCGTGAGGTCGCGCACTACTTGTTGTCGCGCGGCATCGCGTTGCCGACGTGTCCACCGCTGATCAAGACCCCGGACCCCGGCGAGTGTCCGGGGTCGGTGTTCGATCCGTCCCGTGTGGACAAGGTGCTGCGCGCGTTCTCACTGCTGCGTCACACCCAAGGTCAGTGGGCGGGTCAGCCGTTGGTGCCGGACCCGTGGCAGGTCGCGTACGTCATCGCGCCGGTGTTCGGGTGGGTGCGGTGGGACGACGACGCGAACATGCACGTGCGCGTCGTCCGGATTCTCTACGTGGATGTCCCGCGCAAGAACGGTAAGAGCACGATCGCCGGTGGTATCGCGATCTACATGTGTTGCGCGGACGGCGAACCGGGCGCGCAGGTCGTGACGGCGGCGACGTCAGAGAGGCAAGCGGGGTTCGTTTTCGGGCCGATCAAGCAGCTTGCCGAGTCGTCGCCCGCGTTGAAGCCGTACGTGCACACCACGACGAAGCGCGTGGTGCACCGTGCGTCCGCGTCGTACGTCGAAGTCATTGCGTCCCTTGCGGACGCGCAGCACGGTGCGAACCTGCACTGTTCGGTGTGCGATGAGTTGCACGTCCACAAGTCCCCGGATTTGGTCGAGGCGCTGGAGACCGGTACGGGGTCGCGTCGTCAGCCGCTGACGGTGAAGATCACGACCGCTGACAGCGGCAAGCCGGGCACCATCTACGCCCGGTCGCGCCATTACGTCGAGCAGCTTGCGCGCCGCGTCCTGGTGGACCACGCCACCTACGGGGTGGTGTGGGCAGCCGAGGACACGGACGACCCGCACGCGGAATCCACGTGGCGTAAGGCGAATCCCGGTTTCGGGATCTCACCGACCCGGGCGTATCTGCACGCTGCCAGCACCAAGGCGCGTCAGTCGCCCGCCGACCTAGCCGCGTATCTGCGTCTGCACCTAGGGATCCGTACCCGGCAGTTGACGCGGTTCATCACGCTGGACGCGTGGGACGCGAATGGCCGCATGCCGCTGGACGCCGACGCGTTGCGTGGCCGGGACTGCTACGGCGGTCTTGACCTCGCGTCCACATCGGACCTGTTGGCGTTGTGCTGGTTGTTCCCGGATGACGAACGTGGCGGCTTTGACGCCTTGTGGCGTCTGTGGACGCCGCAGGCGAACATGCCCGCGTTGGACCGCCGGACAGCCGGTGAAGCGTCCGTGTGGGCCCGTATAGGGCTGCTCACGGTCACGCCGGGCAACGTCGCTGACTACGACTTCGTGCGCGCGCAGATCAACGAGGACCGGGAACGGTTCTCCGTGCGGTCACTCGGGTACGACCCGTGGAACGCCTCCCAGCTGTCCAACGATCTCGCGACGGACGGCGTCCCGCTGGTGAAGATCCGACAGAGCATGCAGACGCTGTCACCGCCGTTGAAAGAGCTGCAGCGCATCGTCTTGTCCGGAGTGGACGGGCCGCCGATGCTGCGCCACGGGGGCAATCCCGCTGTCCGGTGGATGGTGGACAACCTTGCGGTGACGTTCGATCCAGCCGGGAACGTGAAGCCGGACAAGGCAAACAGCGCAGACAAGATCGACGCCGTGTCCGCGTTGGTCATGGCACTCGCCGAAGCGATGACGCGTCAGCCGCCACGCCGCAGTGCGTACGAGGACACCGACTTTGAGGTTATCTAAGGAGATCTGTGCTGAACGTTGGGGAGCGGCACCCCGCCGTGCGGGAGTTCGCCGACCTGTTCGAGGTTGACCATCTCCCGACTGGGTTGCCTCGTATCGTGATGGAGGCGTTCCGGTTCGCAGCTAACACGCTGCTGATCAATCTGCCGGATGGGCCGATGCTCACGCGTGCGCTACATGACCTGTGGCGTGCCAAGAACGAAGCGATTGCCTACGCCGTGCGCGTTCAGCGCGAACGGGACGTGTCCGAAAAGGACGCGCCACCGGAAGGTGTCGCCGATGTCGGCTGACTGGCGCTCCGTCCGGATTACCTTCATCTGTGCGCCGGAGATCGACTGGGATGGGCCGGGCGATTTGCTGATGCAGATCAACCATCTTGTGCACGCGCGCTATCCGGACCAGGTGGCGAACGTGTGCGTGGAACTGCTCGAACCAGCCGAGTTCCGGGGCCGCGTCAGGGGCTCTTCACGTGAAGGTCCCGCCGGTGCCTGATGCCGTGTGGAAGTACACGCTCGACTACGCCCTGAGTGAGATCGGACTCCCGTCCGGGGCGACGGTTCTCACGGTCGCGTTGCAGCGCAACAAGATCTGTTTGTGGGCGAGAGTCGATCCGCGCGCCGAGAAGGTGACGTTGCGGACGTTCCGTGTCGTCGGCACAGGGCACGAGGTGTTGACGGGGGACGAGACCTATTTGGGGTCAGCGCACAGCAATGACGGGAATTTCGTGTTCCACGTGTTCGAGCTGAACGGTAGCCGTTAGGGGGTCCGCGTGCGTTCGTGGCGCCGCCTGGTCCGTAAGCGCGTGATCGTCAACCAAGCTGAACGGGCGTTCGCCGGGATCCTGTGGGGCCAATACGGGCCGCTGCTGGTGCTGCGCAACGCCGAACTCCTCCAAGCGGGCACGGCGCCGCAGGCCCTAGACGGCGAAGTCGTCATCGAACGCGCCTCCGTCCACTTCATACAGATAGTGGGGTGAGCCGTGCCGTTCGTGGTGTCGTCCGGACAACTCACCAGCACCACCCCGGCAGTGCTGCCATCGTTGCCGCCGTTGACTGTCCAGCTCACGGACACGTTGTACGCGGACTACGGGACTATCTGGCGCAACCAAGCGCAAGTGCGGACAGTCGTCGGGTTCTTGGCGCGCAACATCGCCCAACTGGGATTGCACTTCTACCGCCGCCGTTCCGATGTGGACCGTGAACGGCTGTCCGGTCACCCGGTCACGAACCTGTTCGCGCGCCCGAACGCGGCCATGACCACCTACCGGCTGATTCACACGCTGGTATCCGACATTGCCGTCTTCGATCTCGCGTACTGGGTCAAGGTCCGCGACGGCAACAACACCATCGGCTTGGTTCCTGTTCCGCCGCAACGGGTCCGACCGCGTGGGAACAACTGGCTGCAGCCCGACGAGTTCGAGATCCGGCGGGCCAATACGCCGCCCGGTGACCGGTCCGGTGTGCGCACGCTGCCCGCCGATCAGGTCGTGTACTTCCGGGGCTACTCGCCCGAACACGGGTGGTACGGCGACTCACCCATGAACGCCCTGCGGTCGCTGCTGATCGAAGAGTACGAGGCGAACCGGCAGCGTCAGCAGATGTGGCGCAACGGCGCCCGGCACTCGGCGTGGATCACGCGCCCCGTCGACGCTCCTGAATGGAGTCCGACCGCGCGGGAGCGGTTCACGTCGCAGTTCCGGGCAGGGTATTCCGGCACCGGCGGTGACATCGGCGGCGTGCCGTTGCTGGAAGACGGCATGCGCCTCGAATCGC